AGTGTTCATTAGATGCTCGTAGATTGGTGTAGGATATGCACCAGGGGCGCTAGGCTGAGCCACAGCGTCCACGGTGATTATTTCAAAACCGGCAACATTACCGTTGCCATCAACTTCACCAGAGCCCCTTGATGAAACACCTAGCTTAACTCCGTTTTCTAACATTGTTTTAACTAGCTGTCCCATCGGGGTTGGTAGAATTTTTAGTTTACCGTAACCGTTATCGCCATCCATCCACATATCTGTGATCATATGGCTTACACGGTCCAAGTTAATGTTAAGACCTTCTGGATGATCAACTTCACCAAGAACACTGTAACCTTCGCTGATCTGATCATTGAGAGTTTTGACAGCCCTTCCAATCTCATTTACAGGATACACACGCTGGTTTGCGTTGCGTACTCCGCCTTGGATGCAAATACCTTTTAAATAAAGATCTTTGCCGCCTTGTGAGTTTTCTGAGGTCTCAACGACCATGCCTGCTTGGTCAAATGTCAAATGCTCTCTTAAAAAGTTGCCCATATTAGGTTCCTAACTGCTTATTAGCTGATTACTTTGCTCTAGTACTTACTTTGTTAAGTGTACTTGTAGCAGCTTTGTCAGCTGTCTCTGGCTTGCCCTTTTTCTCAGCGCCGTGGCCAGGTTGTGACTTCATTGATTTTGAAGCCTTACCGCCAGGAACATTTACGTTACCTGCCGAATCTTCTTTTGCACTTGTATCACTTAGTGCTGAGCCTTGTACAGTTGATCCTGCACCTGCTTCTGGATGTCCGCCATCTTTTGCTTGTGCAATATTACCTGCTGTGCCACCCATGTCGTTTTTACCAGCTACTGCCGACTTAGTACCGTTTGTACCTGTGTCGCCCATTGTTGCTGTTACTTTTTCAACATACTCACGCATTTGTTCGTTTGCGTTTTTTGGCTTACGTGTTTCTTCAACTTCTTCGTCAGCAGCTTCGTCAACTTCTTCTTCTGATTCGTCAACTTCTTCGTCGTCTGCTTCAAAAGCCATTGCTTCGTCTTCAACATCGTTCATCATGTCATCAGCTGCGTCCATGTCGTCGTCGCCTTCTTCATCGTCGCCGTCTTCGTCTGACATCATTTTTTCAAATTCTGCTTTTAGATCGTCTAGAGCGTCTTCTAGATCCATTACACGATCTTCTAGCTCTTCGCCTTCTTCGCCTTCGTCATCGTCGCCCATGTCCATGTCCATGTCCATTTCTGGCTCGTCGTCGGCTTCTACTTCAAAGCTGTCTAGGTCAAATGCTTCGTCAACTTCTTCTTCTGATTCGTCAACTTCTTCATCATCAGCTTCGTCTAGGTCTTCGTCGTCTGACTCATCAACCTCTTCTTCTGACTCATCTACTTCATCGTCGTCTGACTCTTCGATCTCGTCTAGGTCTGACTCAAGTAATGACTCATAAATATCTCTTGATTTTTCTACCACAATCTCGTGGAATAGCTCTTCTGCGCCTTCCTTATCTTCGTTGATAAGACGCTCAAGCATTTCTTCAAATTTGTTTTGATCTGCCATGTTTTTCTCCTATAAATGAATGTACTACCACACTGGGTAAGGCTGTCAATAGTATTTATAACATAGGTAGAAATGTACGTAGAAATAGGCCAAAAACAGTCGGTTTTCGGCTAGGTGTCAGAAATATTGAACATTTTTTGGAAATCTTCAACAAAAATTTCACTGTAATTGTCAAAAGTATTTAGTTCGTCAGGTCGATAATTATCAGGTGCTATAACTCTTACATAGTTAATATTTTTATGAGTTTGAATAACATTTTTTGTTTGTCTCATCCAATTACCAAAAAATGTTGCATTGTCTATTGATTTTTTGTAATTCATTGTATCGGCATATATGTTGTTTAATCTAGTGCCGTTATCAAGTCCTTTATAATCAAAGCCTAAAATGAAAATTGTTTCAGGACCATGCTCACTTGCTAGCCATAATGCTGTAGGTCCGCTGCTCCATCCTTTGCTAGGACTAAAATAATTAAAGTTTTTTAAATGAGAAAAATTTTTATTAGGGTTTGTCCAAACTTCCCCAGTGTGTTGATAACCTGATTTATTAATTTCTAAAACCATTTTAACATCAACAGCAACTAAGTAGTCTGGCTTAAATGTCCTATATAAAGCATTACAGCCATATATTTTTCCGTGAGGTTGTAGTTGTTCTGTATTAATAATAGAACGGCTAGTGCCATTTCCTAATACAAAAGATATTTTATTTTTAGTAGGTATTAAAGGTCTAGGAGTTTCTTTTTTTGAACGATCAACAATTTTTTGTATACGTCTTTGCTGACGTATTTCTTTCCATTCTTCTTTTGTATATTGTCTTTTATCTATTTTTGCCATTAAACTCCGCCGGCTTCAGTTTGATTAGCAATACTATACATCTGTCTGATAAACTGCAATTCTTCTTGCTTCTCATCATTATGTAGTTCGCTAGCCTTACGGATCCTGTTTATCTGGCGAAGTGTTAATTTTGTTTTACGAGTGTCATCTGCCTTTAAAGGTGACTCGTCATACTGAGGCTCGTACCTGTTATTTTCTACAGGCTCAATCGTTTCTGGGTCAAAATAAAATAGTTCTCTCAGTATCATAGTAGTATTTATACCGTTTGGTCCGTTGTAGGCGTTCCGGCTCCTAGTTCTTGTCCTGTTACAGTATCAGGAGGTGTTGTATCTCCTCCTGCTTCGACATCAGCATCAAGTGCTTCGTCTTCCATTCCGCCAAGGTCTCCTTCAATACCTGCACCAGTTACTCCAGCACTACGCATTTCACCAGTTGCATCTGTAGGCATTGTTTCCATTGATTCGTCATTTTCTTCACGCCATAAACGCTCGTTCTCTGCAATCTCTTCGTCACTCATACCTAAGAAACGCTTCATAGCAAAACGATTTGACACATAAGGTATTGCACTCATCTGTGTAAATGTTGGAATACGTGCATTATCAATTTCACTTTGACGATATGCTGCAAAGTTTTGTGGTGGCTGAAACTCTAGGTCAAACATTGAAGTATCAATGTTAACTCCCTTTTCCAACATGTAACGTTTAAACTCTTGATCAAAACCTTCTATTAATAGACCTTGTAGTCTTTCGCAATAGGTGTTGAAGCGTAGTTCTTGAATGTATGCAGTTCCCACTCGTCCGTCATTGTACTGGCTAGCACTGTCCTCAGCCCCTGTAGGCAAGTAACTGCTAGGAATTCGTAAACCGCGTACAAGCTTATTAGTAAAATATCTAAGATCATCAATTTCTCCTAAGTTAGTGCCACCTGGAAGCGTTTCAACTTTAGAGCCTCTACCTTCTGCGGTCTGCGGGAAAAAGTAGTCTTCGTTGATTGACAGAGGATTATATGAGCTGTCTATGACATTCTGACCGCCCCCTGTTGCCGATGGGATCCTTCTTTGATGGATTTCCGTTTTGACTCGCTCCACAAACTGCATCGCAAGGTGTGAAGGCATGTTGCCCACATCAACGTAGAACACTCTGCGCTCCGGCGCACGTTGGACACGATAGATAATAATCGCATCTTCAAGCAGTTCCTTCTGCTTGTAAACTTTAAAGATAGTTTCTAATAGACTGTTACCAAAAGGATAGTTGTTGTCTAATCCTTCTGATAGACTTAAATGTAAAATATGACTTGCGTCAACTGTTAATTCATTTTCTTCTCTGCTAAAACGTGTACCGGCTTGTCCTGCGCTCTGTCCTGCAAGATAACCTTTGCCTGAGCTTGCACTCTGATAGCTGCCCATGCCGCCGTTGTTTAATTGACCTTGTGTTTGGTGTGGTGTTGTTGCGACAAGATCTTTAAAATTAAGATTCATATCTTTAACAACATACTGCTCAGGTGTTTTACCTTCGCTTTCGTTGACAATAATTTTTGTTAGGTTACTTACATCAACGTGATATAATTTTTTAGTTTCTGGATCACGGATAAAAACTTGATCGCCATACTTAAATGTATTACGCAAAAGTCTAAACATACGTGTTTCAAACTTGTTTAGTTTGCACCACTGCTGTAGATACTGCTGTATAATTGTTACTTCTGAGTTTGTTGCTTTAGACTTAAATTTAATTCTAAAGTTAGTACCGTTCTGATCGTTCTTTTGTGTGCAAAACTCTGCTAGAATATCAAGTGCAGCATTAACTTCTGAGTCCGAATCCATTGTATTGTATTGACCATAACGTTCAATACGATTAGGTGATCCGACATAAACATCAGGAAGGTGTGAGTTGTAATTCCGTGCTGCTGGTCCTGGCATAGATCCTCGAGATCCTGCAAGTGGCGAGTATGTTCCGCTTGGGTTATCGCCTGTCGGCACCGGGGTAAAATATTTTTTCCAACTCATTTAACTTCCTTAATATACTGCACTGCCTGTTTGTGCCAGAGCACGTATCTGACCTTTGCCGTTACGTTCTATTTCAGTTAGCACAGCTATTGCTTGACCTATGTTCATATTTAACTGATTTATTGCACTAATCACACCTTCTTGATTAATTGTAACACCTTTTTGGCCATTTGTCAAAGAACTATTGTAAGCAGATGCTTCATCTGGACTTAAAACTCTTTCGCCTTGGTGTATTTTTGCATATGTAGTTTTAGGTTCTACAAGTTTTCCAGTTGCAGCTAGCGTCCCGATAGCTCGTTCAGGCATTTGACCTACTCTAGTTTGGAAATCTAATATTTCTCGTAGTCGCTCGGGTGTAATAGAGTTAGGATCCGTAGCGTATGCTTCTGCGTCTCTCCTAATAGCTCCTATAAATGCATTTAACTCTCTATTATTTGCTCTACTAAATGTTCTACTACCGTCTTCGCCACGTCCTATACCTAGGATTGATCCTGCTGCTTGTTTAAATCTTGTAGCAAAGTTTGCGCCGTCTGGATCGATTATAGAATCTAGCATCTGTTGTCGGTCTTCTTCAGAAACCTCGTCTCCAGCAATTATTCGTTCAGCAGTACTTCCACTTACTTTTTGTTCGTCTAGTCCTAATAAATTTCTTACCAAGTAACTGCTAATAAAAGTTCTTTCCATTAGATCAAACACTGCGTTTAATCCGTTTGTAATACCTTCTCTTACAGTTGGGTTATTAAATATAGAATTGAAACCATCACTTACAATAGCAGGTAAAGTTTGGAAAACTCCTTCTATTTGATTGCCTGCTTCGTCGGTATATCCAAAAAAGAAATCACGTATGTTACCAAATACTTCTCTAAGTTTACCTTGAGGATCTTCAGCAAACTCTCTCATAAAATTAGTAAAGTTTGTTATGTAAGTTTGTATTTTTTCTTGACTGAATGATCCTTGCATAAATCTTTCAAATGCTGGAAAGAAAGTATTGACTAATGGAAGTAGAACTTCTGAGCGCAAACGATTTATATTTTGTTCAAATAGAGCCAATGCACTTGTAGTTGCATTAGTATCTAATTGCTCAGCCATTGCTTCTTGAAAGTTTTTTCGTGTCATCTCCATAAGCTTGTAGTTTTCGTCTACAATTTCTGCCATAGGATGACTAAGACGTCTTAAACCTCCTACAAAGTCTGCATCACCAAATGCTGCTTCAATCTGTGGACCCATTGCAGCAAGTCGATCATAAAACTCTTGCGTTGTGATTTCACCCCTTCGGGCTTGTTGCATTAACTCTGCTGCGGCTCCATCAGTAGCAGCATACAACATTTCACCTAGCTCGTTGTCAGGTATACCATCAATTAACTGTTTAAATGCTGGACCTAGTGTGCCTCCCAAGTTCTCAACTAGACCTACTTGAGCATTAAATGCTTCAACATTGCCGCCTCTAGCTTCTATCTCTCTTTGAATTGCCCTAATTTGTGCATCAGTCTGCTGATTGACTATCATCCTTTCAGCTTCCTGACGGTTTAATCCTGTAGCTTTAGCAAGAGCATCAACTTCTTTTAGATATCTTTCAGTTCCTTCAATTAACTGCTGGTCATTACCTGCTTGCAGTCTACCTGATCTTCTTAGAAGTACAGTATAGGAACCAAGAGCATTGTTGATGTCGTTCATTGTAAAGCCCATATTCATGAGCGATTGTCCGACTCTTCCAGTACGTAATTGTGTGCTTATTCTAGTAAATTCTTTAGCACCATTGGTCATTGTAGTGCCAAGTATCTGTATTGCAGGTAAATTGTTCATCAAGCTTTCAGAAAACTGTTCGAAACTCATAGAACCTTGAAGCTGTTCTCTAATCATTGTTTCGATACTGTTATTGAAACTTATACCTACATTACTAAAATTACGCAATGCATCGATGCTACGATCAAGTAAACCAGTAAAAACAGACAAAGCACCGCCAACAATAGGTACATGTTGTGCAAAATCGCTCAGTCTGTCGCCGCCTACAAGTAATTCTGTGCCTAGATTGACTGCACTTCCTGTGACTGCACCTATTCCTGCAACAAGTGCGTTTAGAGCGCCGCCAGCAAGGCTACCTAGAGCACTTGTACTACGCTTAACTGCACTAGTATTATCGTCAAGTGCATCTGTGTTGTCTTCTATTTCTTCAGTACTCTTTTTTACACTCTTACGATATGCTTCTTGTGCTTTTTTTGATTGGTCAGCAGATGTTCCGCCTTTTTCTTTAGACATTTTTTCCATGGCTGCAACTAATTTTCTTAGAGTAGCTTCGCTAGCTACTCCGTTTTCGCCGCCTATATTACCAATATCAACTTCTTCTGCCAATTTTCAAATCCTAGTTAACTACGCATATAAATAATAATGATACATATTTACACAATGTATTTATCAGGAGCAAATAATGCCAGAAATTAAGCCATCAGGATCAAATCCTTTAGCAAAATACTATAGACAGCCTAAAATTTACTTGAGATTACCTAGTAACGGTAAATTTTGGCCAGATGACGCAATAGACATGCCAGAAAATCGTGAGTTACCTGTGTTTGCTATGACTGCAAAGGACGAACTAATTATGAAAACGCCTGATGCACTGTTAAACGGTCAAGCAACTGTAGATGTAATACAAAGTTGTATTCCTAATATTAAAAATGCATGGAAAATGCCAAGTATCGACACTGATGCAATACTAATCGCACTTAGAATAGCAACATACGGCGAAACCATGGACATTAATGCAATGACTCCTATTATATCTGAGAAAAAAACGTTTGCTCTAAATCTTATGCAATTGTTAGATAGAGTTATTGGACATGAGTTTAATGATACAATCTATTTAGGTGAGTTAACTGTACGAATCAAACCATTAGACTACAAAGAATTTACAGATACAACTTCGCAAACATTTGAAGAACAGCGTATTTTTGTTGCACTCAATGATGAAAAAATTGCCGAAAAGGACAAAATTGCTATTTTTAGAGAAAGCTTTAAAAAACTAACTGATATCACTCTTAAAACCGTAGAAGATAGCATTATAAGTATTAGCGTAGGCGACGAGTTAGTAAACAATAAAGATCAAATTAAAGAGTTTATTAACAACAGTGATAGAACTATGTTTTCAGCTATTCAAAGTCATATAGAAGAACAAAGAGAACAGTTTAAAATACAACCTATGACGGTTGATGCTACTCCTGAAGAAATAGAACAAGGTGTACCTGAAACTTACGAAGTTCCAATTGTATTTGATCCATCAAATTTTTTCGCATAAGGATCCTACCAGAAACCACAGAGAGAATTTTAGAAGAGGTTAGGATCCTAGAAGAAGAATGCAAAGCTCTCAAGCATGAAATATTCAAACTCACATGGCATATGCGCGGAGGATTAAGCTTTAACGAAGCTTATAATCTTTCATTTGAAGATAGAAAAATAATATCAAATATAATAGAAGAGAATTACGAAGTGACCAAAGAGTCACATCTTCCACATTTCTAATTACTTGCTTACTTTGTAACCAGCTTTTTTAACAGTATCGATTGCTGCTTTAACTGCATTTGCATCAGCAGGTGTGTTCATAGCATACTTGCTGCGCACTTGCTTGCCACCAGCTTGCTTTTTAAAACCTAGTTGTACAAGATCCATAATAACTTTATCAATTACTTGTGGTGCAACTGCTTCCATTACATCGTTGTCTAGTCCAGCAGTTAGTGTGTCTGGTGCAGGAGCAGCAGGAGGTGCTTTAGGAGCATGCTTTCTAACAACTTGTGCAACAGTTTTCTTGTCAAAGCCTACGTTGCTTAAAAACGCAATAAAATCATTTAGTTCCAGTTGACCTTTTTTGATTCCTGCGCCCGACATAAATTGACCTAGTTCTCTTTTAATACGATTTGCTTCATCGCCGACATTAGCCTTGGTTGCTAAATTACCAGCAGCACCTTTCATACCTAATTTACCAGCTACTTTTGAGCCAATTTTACGTGCTGCTTGTCCAATCATACCAGCAGGTGCTTCATCCATTTCGTTTTCTGTAAGAATCTCATTAATTTTCATCAGAATATTTCCTTTGTCAACTGTTAAAGTTATTTATCTTATCATTTAGAATATCTACTTCGTAGATATTAGTTATCGCTGTCGCTCAAACTATTTACTTCGTATTTGATTATGTGTAATTGAATTGATTTATATGAAAGTTCGTTATGACGTAAGTCATAACGTTTAAGTTTCATGTAGATTGTTTCAGTCAGACGGAACCTGTTACGGTTCCATCTAATCTCAAAAATAGCTTCATGTGAGTTCGCCACCAGCCGAGACTTGGAAGTAGGTATTTTCTGCTGTACAATGGGCTCTGACCTTTCCCAACCTACGTCGACATCAAAATATAGCTTATAAGCAATAATTTTAAATTATAGCTAATACACTATACTTTTACCCGTTGCTTCGTTCCTAGTGCATACGGTTTTTATGTACATTGCAGTTTTTCGACAGCCAACAATCAGTCTACGTCAATCAAACGCTCTACTACCGAACGCCGCTCAACGTGTTACGTGTGCTCCTATCACGGATGCTTTTTCCACAGCGGTATTTTTAAACTGGCCCGCCAACCTTATGTGTTGGATTGTTTTGCCTGGATGTGATGTTCTAGCAATGCCTGTCGCAATTTATCGGAACCGCCAACTCTAACATTGATAATTCCGTTGTAGTAATCGTCAGTTTCTAAAACTCTACGATCAAATTGCTCTCTTGCCTCTATGTATGACATTTCTGCCCGTGATTTGCAAAAATATAGGATTTCTCTTGTGAAGTTTTCTGGGCCTAGTGCTTCAACGTCTGCGTTTAGCCTATCAGATGATCCCCAATAGTCTTTCCAATCGCTTTCTTTGTAGCCTCTGCGTTTATTTTTCTTGCCTTTGAGTGGTGGTTTAGTAGTTTTAAACTTTGCTAGTTTTTTGCCTACATATTTTTGCCCAGTTTTTGTATTTGTGATGAGATAAACAAAGCCTTCGTATTCGTCTGGTATAGTTTCTATTGTTTTCCCTTCGTATGTCCACTGCATGAACATACTTACCGAGAATCTTTATTTTTCTGTGCCTTTTTTGGTTTTTCTATTTGTGTTATGATGAACATGAATTTCTTCCATACGCTCTTTTGCTAGGCTACGTACTTCACGTAACCATCTGCGTACTTCTCTGTGCGTTCTCACACTATTTCTTGCCTCAAATGTTTCATTTGCCTTGAAGTATTCTAAATATGCCTGTACTAACTTGTCATGAGTGTCATTTTCCATTGTAACACCTCTATTCTACATAGTCAATATCATTTGCATAGCTTGTAAAGCCATTTTCTTTGACAACTTTCATAACGTTATTAACTCTACCTACTAATTCGTCTTTGTGACTGATCAAATAGATATTTTTGTCACGTTCTCTAGCCATTTTCTTGAGAACACTTAGTGCATTTTCAACACCAGCAGTGTCCATGCCACTATCAATAAGCTCATCAATGAATAGCAAGTTAATATTCTGATACAAACTCTCCCAAACATCACGGAATGCAAAACTCATACCTAAAATTAGTCGGTTACGTTCGCCTCTGCTCAAGTTATCAAAGTCTAGATCCTGTCCTAGTTGTGTAATTTCCACATTCAAGTCATTTAAGAATGTAACTTGATGTGGCAAGCCTAGTTTATCGAGATAATATGTGAGTCTATTGTTCAAATATGCTAGATTTTGATCAATAATCTTTTTACGAATAAAACTATCCTTGTTTGTTAGAAGTTTTAGCAAAAATTCTTGATGTTCTTTGAAGCTTGTTAAATCGTTTACAACACTCCAATCAATTTCTTGCATAGCACTGCTGTTTAATTCGTCGATTTGTGACTGATAAGGATCTTCTTCGTCTTGTTTAGAACTAAATGCTTGCTTTAAATTATCAACATTTCCTCTATGTTCGTATGCTTCTTTTGCAGTTTCGTAAAATGTATTAGGACGTCCATTGATATCACCAATTTCATTTAATCCGTCAAGAACTTCCTGCAATTTACCTGCAACTTCTGTTTGATACGCTACTGCATCTTCTAATTCTTTAGACTTTCTTGCTTCAATTTCTGTTTTTTTGTCGTCGTGTAGTGCTTGACCGCAAGTATAACAAGTAGCATCGTCAAGATTTGCGATATCCTTTTCTGCTTTTTCTACACTTTTGGTAGCACGTAATAGTGCAGCTTCTAGTGTGCCTTTTTCTTTATTAAGAGCCGTAATTGCAGTATTAAGTTCTGTCCAATTAGACAATTTTTCGTGAGCATCAAGCTCTGCTTCGATGTCTAATTTTTCAAGTTCTTCTATGCTCTTGTGTAATTTTGATAGAGCATTGTCTTTGTTAGCAAGCCAAGCACGTTGGTTCTTTTTCAAGTTTTCAATCGTGCTTTCAATTTTACTGTTAGCAGTTTGTATTGCTTCAATCTTAAGAGTTTCTTGCGTGATAGCATCTTTTGTCATACGCACTTGATCTTTAAGTGCATCTGCTTTTTCAGTTAGTATTGTTATACCTAGCAACTGCTCAATAATAGCACGTTGATCGTTTGCTCGCATTGATAAGAAAGGTTCTGTGTAGGTGTTAAGCGCCACAACATGCTTAAACATATCGTGACTCATTCCCAACAGGTCATTAATATCTTCTTGTGTTTTGCGGCTGTCGCCTTGCGACTCATCAAGCAACTCTTGTTCTTGGTCATTGATGTAAAATTTGAGAACGTTAGGAGAACGACCACGTTCAATACGATAGTCTTGCCCGTCCTTCTCAAAATGTAGGGTGACCAACATCCCCTTACTATTAGTCTTATTAATAAGATTGTTTCGTTTGATGTTGGTCAGTGCTTGACCGTACAGAGCGTAAGATAATGCGTTGATTATCGTAGTTTTGCCAGTACCGTTGCGTGATCCAGAATCGTCACCTCCTTGGTCTAAGTTTTCGCCAAGCACTAAAGTGAGCCGTTCCTTGTTAAAGTCTACGGCTTGAGTTTGGTTTCCCACACTCATAAAGTTTTTTACTGTAAGATCTTTAATTTTAATCATTCTAAACCGTTATAGATATCTAGTAGCATTTTCTTATCGTAGCTGTCAGTGTCTAGTTCTGCAATTTCACCTGCAACAATTTGATCAACACTAACAAAACTTGAAATATCTAAGTCGGTTGATATTTCTTCGATTTGCTTTTGGGGAATAAGTGTAATTTCTCGACAGTCGTATTGGTTAATAAAAGTTTCTTTGATAAAACTTGATTCTTCATAACTGATAGGAAGATCTAATTCAACACGCAGATACATTTTACTTTTAATAATGTTATCTGTGTCGTCTAGTAGTCTGCTAAGTTTAACTGTTCTATACTTAGGACAGTTTGGCCAGTTGACGTACTCTGGTTCTTGATCGTTCTCACGGTCTAATATCATCATACCACGGTCATCATCCCAAGCATCAGCATAGTTGTGTGGAAAAGCATTACCAATGTAATGTACGGCACCTTGTTTTTGTCGCTTATGGAAATGTCCTGAGAATACATAACTTTGATTAGCAAAATGCTCTGCTTTTAAGTCACCATGATCTGGCATCTGTACCATTGCATTCATATAAAAGCTAGGCAGTTCAAAATGACCAAACACATATTTGCTTTTTAGTTTGCTCATCTGTTTCCACTCGTCGCCTACTAGCCAAGGAACAAGCGTAACATCTTCAACAGTTGTAATTTTATCTACAAATGTAATGCCAGGAATATATTTGCTAAATGCTGTTGAGTTAATATCACGCTTGTCTTTGTAGTACAAGTCGTGATTGCCGTCAAAGAAATAAAACTGCTCAAACGCAGAACCTAGTTTTTCTAGGCTGCGGATAGTAGCATCCATGGTTGTTAAATTCAGACTGTTACGATTGTGATGCCAATCACCGCAAAAGATTCCAGTTTCACAACCGTTGGCTTTTGCGGTTTCTATAAACCAGTCAATAAATTCTTCGCAGTCGTCATTGTGTACACGACTGTTGCCTTTTAGGCCGAAATGTATGTCTGTAAAGACAGCAGCTTTCTTAAACAAAATTTAGACTCCATAATTGCATGTTTAACTATACAGTCTATTTAAACACCTGTCAAGTGTTTTTTTCACGGAATGTGGAAATACTTGCTTCTTCGTTTCTGCGTACTTCTGCTTCCCACTCGCCTTGCATCTGTCTAGTATAACTAGGATTCATATCGTTCATTTCGAGTATGTCATCACGTATGTTTTGATTTCGTTTTTCAATATTGATGACACGTACAAAACTGTTAGTAACAGCGGCAGTGTAATAAGCAAAAGGATTGTTAGATTTTGATTCGTCAAACTGTAGACCTATCTGTGAAAGTTGCAGGATAGCTTGTCCTTTCATTTCGTCATTGTAGGTATAACCACGAACGTTACCACGGGTAGCATAACGATCAACAAGTTTCATCCACATCATAGCAAGATTGTTTGTAGCACATCCGTGATCTTTAGAAAAGTGACCGTTTTCCATGCCTCCTATCCAATGGCTTTTTCCGACTAGTTCTAGCTCGTCATCTTCGTTGTATTTGTAGTGTACAAAAGGAGGAAAATTTAATTTTACTTTTGTATCTGCTATCGTCTTTGGATTCTTTTTCCGTCCGGGCTCTTCTGGAATGTGATCAAATGTCATTACACGGAAAATAAGTTCTTCTTTTGTAATTGATTTAGGATCAACTTCACAATCAGCTTGTTTAATTTTTTCGCCAGCCATACGCCGTGTTTCGTATGCTTCTGTGCTGAGACGTTTTGCTTTATTTCGTTTTGCTTCTGCAACAGTTAAACGATTAATTTTTTCAACATCTGTTAAAATAATATCGTAATTTGCATAATCTTTGTCAACATAACTGTTAAAAGTATTTTTTGATCTGTGTATTTCTAATAATATATCTTTGTTATTTAGGTAATTTCGTTTTCTCACTGAGGTCTCCTAGTTAATTGTATTTATTATAATATACGCAGTTAATTTTGTCAACTAAATAGTGTATAGGAGAAAGTTATGGCAATAGTAACAGATAGTAGTGGTAATCCTGTAAGAGACAGTAGAGGTAATCCAGTCAGGCAGGGTAATGCAGTAGCTACACAAGCAACTGATGCATCGGCACAAGCAACAAGAGCACAACAACAAGCTAGTGTTGAAGGTCTTGCAGGTTCTGCATTAAACTTTGGAAAAAACTTTGTAACTAATTTTGTTAAAGATGTTAGATCAAGTGTTGAACCTATACTAGAACCATTTAGATTTGCTAGCAATCTTAGATCTATTAATTTAAAATCAATAGGTAAAGATATTAAAAAAGCAGCAATCGCAGAGTGGAGTAGTGGAACAGACAGTGACTGGCGTGTACGATTAAGCGTACCTAGCTCTATGAGTGGCAGTAGTTTACTATTTCCATTGTTAAACACAAAAAATTCTATGACATTTCCACTTACTCCTAGTGTAATTATTTCACACAGTGCAAATTATAACAGTTTACAACCTGTGCATACAAATTATCCGTTTCAAGTATATGAAAATAGTAGCACAGATGATATGACGATTACAGGAGAATTTCCTGTAGAAAATGAAGATGATGCAAAGTATTGGATTGCTTGTGTTCACTATCTTAGAAGTGTAACAAAAATGGACTATGGCGGCACAGGCGGCCCTCCACCTGTGGTTAGATTGAACGGCTACGGTGATTATATTTTTAATAATGTTCCTGTAGTTATTTCAAACTTTACTATTGATTTACCTGTTGATGTTGATTATATTGCTTGTAGGCTAGCAACATCAGACGGATTTAGTTTTTCTAATACATCAAGTGGAACTAATTGGGTACCTACACTAAGCCAAATAACAGTTACATGTAAACCGACATACAGCAGAAGGCAAGTAAGTCAGTTTGATTTAAATTCGTTTGTAAATGGACAATACGTACTTGGTGGAAAAGGATTTATTTAATGGCATATGCAAATACAAGTCCTTGGAATAAAACAGGCACAACTAATCTAGGAGCACTTGATGTTCTTAGGATACGTCCTATTCCAGCAAGGGCAGATGACATACAATACATTATAGAAGCACAGTACACTCATAGACCTGATTTACTTTCATATGATTTGTATGATACACCTAAATTGTGGTGGGTATTTGCACAAAGAAATATGAATATTATCAAAGACCCGGTATATGATATGATACCCGGAACAACTATATTTTTACCACAAAAAGATTTACTTAAACAAGCATTAGGACTATAAATGGCAATACCAAATCCTGCAAGACTTATACAATCAAAAGCTGAAACTCTGTCAAGGGTTTCGGGTGCCGATAATCTAGCAGCTAGTTTTCAAAATGCAGCTATAGGTATAGAAAACGGAGTTAGAGAGGCATCTCAGTCATTGAGGGTGCTTGGATCAGGAAATATTGCAGGAGACCTATCAGTAGGCGCAGACAGATTACAAGCAGGCTTAAATCAAGCAACAGGCGGATTACAAAAAGCAGCAGGTTTAGGTGCTGCATTATCAGATCCTGCAGGATTCTTAAAAGGACGCATAGGTGAAAGTATTTCCTCGTTAACAGGGGTATTAGATTCTGCAACAGATCAATTAGAACAAGCAGCAGCACTATTTGCCGCAGGAGTGAATATTAATGTTCCTTTTCTTAATGCTAGTTCTGGTAGTTCAGTAGGATCAACTTCCCGTGCAGAACAAAAACCTGCAGGAATAGGAAAAGACGAATTTTTACCTAACCAACTTAGAAAATATGCTAGTTACAATTGTATTTTTAAATTTGGTGCAATAAGTGCAAATAGTGTAAACTTTCCTGACCAAACTTATAGGATCAATGGCGCAGATGTTACTATTTTACAAAGCGGCGGAGGCGGCATTGACAGCAAACGTGT